CCCGTTATGGGTCTTTGGACCTCTAGCATCGGCATCATTGGTTTAGCATTGAATTTGAGAGCTTATGATTTCGTGTCCCAAGAAATCCGTGCTGCTGAAGACCCTGAGTTCGAAACTTTCTACACAAAGAACATTCTTTTGAATGAAGGTCTTCGTGCTTGGTTGGCACCAGTGGATCAACCTCATGAGAACTTTGTGTTCCCAGAGGAAGTCTTGCCAAGAGGTAATGCTCTGTGATACACTGAGAGGGTTATAACCCTCTTTTTTTATGACTGCTATACAGCCATCTTCAGTTGCAATGTTGGGGCAATTTGCAATTGCCCTTCAAGAATTGAACTGGGATCATAATGATGAATTGTCAGTAGAGATTGGTGGAGTTGCTGTAACAGGCACTGCAACTCACCCAGATGCAAATCCAAAATGGGCAAAACCATATGGAACAGTTACCTATCAAAATGATGCATTTATTGTGATTAAAAATAAGACTCGAAATCCTGTAGTTCCTTCACAACCAAATCCAGAACTCAGGCAAAAACATTCTTAATAAATAAATTTTTTCTTCATAGATATGGTGTTTACTGTTTACTCAAAAGATGGGTGTCCATATTGCACAAAGGTTGAGAAGGTGTTAAAGTTGGCAGAACTTCAGCATGTAGTTTATAAACTCAATGAAGATTTCACATCAACTGAATTCTATGCTGAATTTGGAAATGGTAGCACCTTTCCTCAAGTAGTTGCTGGGGGAGAAAATATTGGTGGGTGTAAGGAAACTGTTAATTATTTGAAAGAAAATAATCTAGTGTAAAATGGATACGAACTTTCACGAAGTATATTCTGATGTGGATCAAGCAATTGATTTTGCTTTTGAAAATAGATTTGTCCTAAAGTTTTATGAATACTTGAAGACCAGATCAGTCACTAAAAAGCAAGTAGAAGAATTTATTTCTAGTCAAACTGCAAATGAAATTAGTGATCTTGTAAGTGAACTTGATGAATACCTTGAGGGAGGATCTGACAACAATCACAAACAACTTCGTGAAGCATATGGTCACATTCCAAAACCTCAGGCAAGGAAAATAAAAAATTATTTGTATGGCATCTTAGAAGATGCATGGAGGTATAGTCATGACAAGAGACCGGGGAGGAGGAAAAAAGTCTCTAAATAAAGGAGACAAGGAAAACTCCTATTCAATGAATAGGGGATTAGAATTGTTGATGAGAAATAAAAAAAGGAGGGAGAAAGAACCTAAAACTTTTCAAATAAAGTTTGGGAAAATGGTCTCTCTCTTTGGTCGAGAGATTCACTTTTTTCTAGACTTACAGTTAGATTTTAAAAAAGTAATCTCTCGGAGAAAATAAAATGCAAGCAGCAATTATAGCCCTCAGTTCATCAGTAACTATTCTTTTTCTCCTAGTGGGTTTAGTAATAGGTTGGATGGTAAAGCAATATATAGATGAGACAACACTTCCTAAACTTCATCCAGAAATGTTTGATGAAGAGGGAAATATTATTCCAGACACAATTTACGCAGTGAGGTTTGAAAATGATGACTTCGAGCACGAAGACGAAGAAGATTACTAAAGTAACTACAGAAACTAAAGCAGTTACTGCTTCAACAAAATTGCCACCAAATCCGTTCATGTTTGAGATTTTGGAATTGGCAAGTAAGCAAAGAACCAATCAGAAGAAAGTAGAAGTCTTTAAAGAGTATTCTACTGATGCTCTTAAAGCAATTCTCATTTGGAACTTTGATGAGAGTATAATCTCTATGATTCCTAGTGGGGATGTTCCTTATGAAAAGAATGAAGTTCCTGTAGGAACAGACCACACTTCTTTGAGAAAAGAGTGGAAGAATCTTTATCACTTTGTGAAGGGTGGAAATGATAGTCTCTCTCAAGTTCGTAGAGAAACTATGTTTATTCAGATTCTTGAGGGTCTTCATCCCAAGGAAGCTGATATTCTTTGTCTTGTGAAAGATAAGAATCTTCAATCACAATTTAAGATTAGCAAAGAAGTTGTTGAACAAGCTTTCCCAGATATTCAATGGGGAGGGCGTTCATGAATAGAGGAGTAAATCCATTAAATTACTCCTGTGAAATTTTGTTAGAGAGAACTTCTATCGATCAAGCAAAGGATAGTTCGTTTCCAAATGATGCTTATTTGATTTGGTATAGAGTTGAAGGTGAAACTTTTATTGATCTCTGTAGAGGAAGTAAGAGAGTAGATATCTTTGATTTTTATTATGACAAATATGGACCTGGAGTAATTCAAAAGATTGACTTTGGGTATGGAAGAACTAATCCAAAGCTCTGGGGTTATAAGGCAAAAGAGAGTAAAAAGAAGAAATGAAAAAGGGATTTAATGATAGTAACTTTGATGTAGAATTTGAACTGCCTAGAGATCAAGTTAATAGACTGCTTAAGGAATATAAAAAGATTAAAAAATATCAAAGGTCAAATCTTTTTACAGTTAAGTCCATGGATGGTACTGAAAATTTAGTATCAAAAATGGTAGAGGAAGCAAAAGAGGCAGGATTTTAGTTCACCATGTTACATAAATAGTAACATTTTATACAAAGTTGTTGACTAAATAATATTGATGGTCTATAATTGACCTGTCGTTCATTTGCTATTTCCAAATAGCAAACGGAAGTAAGCCGACTCGGAACGTAGTCGTTCATCTATGGAAACACTCTTCTTAACTTGCTTACAAGCACAACTTCTTATTGGCAGAGTGAATAAACATCCAGAACTTTCTTCTCAGCAGAAGAATGATATTGTCTGGGAAATAAAGCAAGTAGCAAAGAAAGGTTGTATCATAGACGCAAAAGCCGACTGAAGGAACGCTCTTTAACCTAAAAAACTAAGGAGAAAACCTAATGTCTAAAGTAGTATACCGTGGTGTTGAATATGATACTCAAAAGCGTCTTGAGTATCAACAGCAAATGATGCAGCAACCTCAACAATATGATGAAACCTATCGTGGTGTTAAGTTTGTGAAAGAGGGGCACAAGTGATGAAGAAACTTAATGCACTTCAACTCATTAAAGAGAAGAAGCAAAAAGAAGATCGTCGTCATCAAGCACTGCTTGCAAATGCAGGAGCAGGAAAGTGATTGCTACAATTGCAGCTATTTCAGGTGCATCAACAGCATTCATTTATCTAATCTATCTTGAAGTTCTATTGCTTAATAGATAATGGAAGATTACCATTATCACTATGATGATATGGATAAGGACAATAGAGGTCCTGCTTGTTATCTTTTAACATATAGAGGATGTAAATACTGGTCCTGTTATCGTATTCATCTTGTGGAATGGTTTGAAAAATTATTTAAATCAGAGGGAGATTGACTCTCCCTCTTTTTTTGTGTAAAATACTATTGTGACTTGGAGAAGTATGTGTCTTTAAAAATAACTTTTACCACTACAAATTATTACAAAGATTTAGTTCCGGAACCATTACCAGCCTATAAAAAATTTCCAGAGTGGTTTTCAAATTTACCTAAAAACAATAGCAGTAAATGTCCATTTACTGCAGTCCAGAATAATATTTTAAACCTACAATATGCCAAATCCAATAGTATGGCAAATTGTATAGGAATTCAAGATTTTTTAAAAACTGGATATATTGTTCCAAGTTGGTCATCTTTCATTTTCAGAGAAGATTATGATGGAGAATTGTATGTGAATTGGATGGAAAATCCATTGAATCAATCAATTTCTTCTAGTGGAATGGATCAATTCTATGGAATGAAAAATCCACCAATATATAATAATTTTTTTAAATTCAGTACACCTTGGATAGTTCAGACACAACCTGGAGTATCTTGTCTAATTACAAATCCAATATGGCACAGAAATACTTCATTCACAACTTCTACAGGAATTTTTCATACAGATAAATCTCCATTATCTTTGCCATGGTTTTTTGAGTGGAACTATAAAATAAAAAATAAAATGAATATAAATGATATAGATGTAGAAAATCAAGTTATAGATAGAGAAGAACCTATAATGTTAATTATTCCATTTTATAGAAAGACATATAGATCTGAAGTTAAATATGTTGATGAAAAGGAATATGATAGATTAAATAAATTGCAATTTCATGCAACTCACAAATTTAAATCTGAAGATTTATATAGAAAATTTAGAAGAAAACTTGGTATATTATTTCGATAAATGTGTAATAATTTGAGGGTGGGATGTTATTGACTCTCCCTCTTTTTTTGTGTAAAATACTATTGTGACTTGGAATAAGATGAACAAAGAAAGGGTCAAAGCAATTATCAATAATCTTGAATCTCTTCTTGAAACTTTGAAAGAAGAAATGCTATTTGAACAAAATCCTTTACAAGAATATGATTATGAGGAAATTATTCCTTGTATCAATGATTATGATGAAGTATTTTATGATGAGGATGACTGATGGTGTATGAAGAATTGACTGCTTTTGAGAGAGCACTGGCAAGATTTGGGGATAAAGTTCAATATATTGTTGGACTTGAAATTGGTGATAAAATGTCTCCAGAAACTGCCTATCAAGAAATCAAATCTATGATGAAAGATTTGAAGAAACTTAGAAAGAAAGAAAAAGAATCCTGGAATGAATCTGAAGAGGACCTACTATGATGCAAACTGTAAAACTAGTTAGTGTGACACCTGATGCAGAAAAGCATATTGCTTACTGTGCAAGGGTTAGCAACCCCCAGAACCAAGAGAATGACTCCTTTGCTGGTCTTCTCAAGTATTGCATTAAACACCAGCACTGGAGCATCTTTGAGCAGGCATTCATGACTTTGGAGATTGAAACTACCAGAGGAATTGCAGCTCAAATTTTGCGACATAGGAGTTTTACATTTCAGGAATTTTCTCAAAGGTATGCAGACACCAGTTTGATTTCTGATTATATTCCTGTGCCTGATCTGCGTCGTCAGGATACTAAGAATCGTCAAAATTCTACTGATGATTTGGAAGGATATCTAAAACTCAAACTTCAAGGAAAGATTCAAGAGCACTTTGCTAATGGTATGCACCTTTATAAAGAACTTCTTTCTCATGGTGTTGCAAAAGAGTGTGCTAGGTTTGTTCTTCCTTTAGCAACTCCCACCAGAATTTATATGTCTGGCTCACTGCGTTCTTGGATGCACTATATTGATCTTAGAAGTGCCAATGGAACTCAAGCAGAGCACATGCAAATTGCTAATGAATGCAAACAAGTATTCAAAGGGCAGTTTCCTGTAATTGCAGAAGCAATGGACTGGTAATAAATACAAAAATATTATAAGGAGTTTGAAACTTTGGCAACATATCCTGTAGTGAATACAAAAACTGGTGAACAAAAAGAAGTTGTAATGAGTGTCCATGATTGGGATCAGTGGAAAACAGACAACCCAGATTGGACACGAGATTACTCAGACCCATCAACTGTTCCCAATGTAGGAGAAGTTGGTGAAGTCTATGATAAGTTGAAGAAAACCCATCCTGGATGGAATGATGTCTTGCGCAAGGCATCAAAAGTCCCTGGATCAAATGTACGTCCTGTTTAAACAATTAATTTATGGCTAGAAAGAAGGCTGCTGGTATCGGTACAAATCCTGTTCCATTTGGGATGAGCAATAGAGTTATGAAAAGAAAGAAACCAATCAATCTTGATTTCATCAAAGACATTGAACCTTTGACAGATAATCAGGAAAAGTTCTTTGAGAAATATAAGTTAGATCAAAACCTTGTAGCATATGGTTGTGCTGGTACAGGTAAGACATTCATCACTTTGTATAATGCAATTCTTGATGTTCTTGATCCAAAGAAACCCTATGAAAAGATTTATATTGTTAGGTCCCTTGTAGCAACTCGTGAAATTGGTTTCCTTCCTGGAGATCATGAAGATAAGTCATCTCTTTATCAGATTCCATATAAGAATATGGTGAAGTATATGTTTGAGATGCCTGATGATTCTGCCTTTGATATGCTTTATACCAACCTAAAGGCACAGGGTACTATTAGTTTCTGGAGCACATCATTCATTCGTGGAACTACATTTGATAATGCAATTATCATTGTGGATGAATTCCAAAACCTTAACTTCCATGAACTTGATTCTATGATTACTAGGGTTGGTGAAAATAGCAAGATTATGTTCTGTGGAGATGCAACTCAGTCAGACCTTGTGAAGACTGCTGAGAAGAATGGAATTGTTGATTTTATGCGCATCTTGCAAAATATGCCATCCTTTGATACAATTGAATTTAGTGCAGAGGATATCTGCAGAAGTGGACTTGTTAAAGAGTACATTGTGGCAAAGAATCAACTGGGGCTCTAATGTTTCAACATGTAGAAATTGATTTTCCAAAACTTGATAGAGATACTATTGATGGTGTGCGATACTATGAAGTTCCATCTGATGATGGATTATCAAAACTAGTATCAATCACCTCTATTATTAGTCATGTAAATCGTGGCATCTTTATTGAGTGGCGAAAGAAGGTAGGAACTGAAGAAGCAGATAAGATTACCAAAGCAGCAACTAGTCGTGGTACTGATATGCATACTTTGGTTGAACATTATCTCAAGAATGATCAGGTCCTACCTAAAGTTCAACCACTCTCTGATATTTTGTTCAAGTTGGCTAAACCCAAACTTGATCTGATAAATAATATTCATGCCCTTGAAACATCCCTCTACAGTCAAAAATTAGGAGTAGCAGGAACTGTAGATTGTATTGCGGAATATGATGGTGAGTTAGCTATTATAGACTTCAAAACATCTAAGAAACCAAAACCTAAAGATTGGATTGAACACTATTTTGTTCAATGTGCTGCCTATGCCTGTATGTTGTATGAAATGACAGGCATCATAGTTAAAAAATTTGTGATCATTATGTCCTGTGAAAGTGGAGAATGCGTTGTTTATGAAGAGTATGACAAATCAAAATACATTAAGTTACTCACCAAATATATTAGAGAGTTTGTTGAATTTAAACTGCAGGAGTATGACAGAGGAAAATGACATCAATAAACTTCTAGAAAGTAAATTTTATTGTTCTAGAAAATTTTCAGAGGAAATTGAAAATATTGTTCATGCCAATAAAGACATGAAATACATTGATGCGATTATCTTCTTCTGTGAGAAAAATAATGTGGATGTGGAAACAGTTCCTAAATTGATTTCCAAACCACTCAAAGAAAAGATTAAATGTGAAGCAATTGAACTTAACTTTCTGAAGAGAACATCTCATGCAAAACTTCCAATTTGAAATATTGAAAGATGACTCTCCAATTTTTGTAACTGATCTTCCCAATCCTATAAAAAAGGAAATTAATTTATGGGCTAAAGAGTGCAAAAAAATAAAGAATCATCCTTTATCAGAATTAAAGTCTCATGAAAATGTTGGATACAATCCAAATTCAGAGACGAAATTTAATTCGTTTCAGTGCAGTGTTCCTCCACAACTAGTAGAAAATTCTTTTTGGTTAGCGTATACTCTCAGGTTATGTTCTACTATTTTTGGGTCATATCATAGAGATTATTTTCTTAGAAAGTGGAATGGTCATTTTGATGGATATGATATTTGGGCAAATTTTTCTTACATGGGAAATGAAAATCCTATTCATAATCACTCTGGTGAAGTTTCTGGAGTAATATACCATCAAAATCATGGTCATCCGACATTTTTTCCTGAATATAATACAAAATATGATGGGAAGAATGGAACTATGATTCTATTCCCAAGTAATGTTCTTCATTACGTAGAAAAACAAAAATCCTGTAGAGAAAGGATCACATTCGCATTTAATATAAACATTAGACAATGATTCCAAAAGTGACTCCATTTGATACTTACAAGTCCTATCTTGGATTGAAAAATCACTTTACTAGAAAGTCATATGATTACCACAAATACTGTGGTAAGTCTAGAGCTTCTTTGCAATCTTTCTACAAACGCAAGGATCGTTTTTTCTTTGAGAAACTTTCCAGACAGAAAGATGATTCAGAAGTGATTGACTTCTTTGTTTCTAACTTTGTCAGTTGCGATGATCCCCAAACACTTTGGATTGGGGAGATCATGCAAAATGGCGAAGGAAATTATACTCAGTGGAAAAAGAGAGTTCAATCACTTACTTATATCTTCAGAGAAGAAGTATCTGCAGTATTCAATAAGAAAAACTTTGATAGGATGTTTGAGATCGAAGGATCTAAGCATCCTCTTTTAGTAAAAGAACATCTTCAAAAGAATATATCTTTGGAGACAATGATTATTCTTAATATGATTCTTGGTTATAAGAATAATTTTGATAAAAAACTTAAGGATCCTGTATGGGAGTTCTTATCAATGAGAATGGATAAGTATAATTCTTTTATACATATCGATGTGTTCAAATACAAAAAGATCCTAAAGGAAATTGTTTGTGGAGGAAAATGAGTAGTTTCTTTGATTCAGAGTTTGTTCGTGAGGAGATGGAAGAAATCTCCAGAATGCAAGAAGAAATTTATGCTCGTGTATTCCAATTCCCAACTATGGATAAGCAGGGAAAACTTGATCATGTAGATAAACTTGGAGAACTTCTGGAAAAACAGAGAGTTCTTTACACTAGATTGTGTTTATCTGATGACCCTGCTGCTAAGAAAATGAAGGAAAGTATTCTTCATTCTGCAATGGAATTAGGATTCCCAGCTGACATCAATCTCACTTATATTTTTGCCAACATGACTAAAGTGTTGGAGTCCATGAGGGAGAGGATTCTTGACAACCCCTGACAGGGGTGCTATGATACTGGGGTGTGGGACACACAATACAAAACACACATCTAATACGTACAAATACGAGGTAAACATGGGATTTTCCGATCTTAAGAAGCAATCTTCTCTGGGTTCTCTCACCAGCAAACTGGTGAAGGAAGTAGAAAAGATGAATAATACTGGCAGCAGCACTGATGATCGTCTCTGGAAACCTGAGATGGACAAATCTGGTAATGGTTATGCTGTAATTCGCTTCCTGCCTGCTCCTGATGGAGAAGATCTGCCTTGGGTCAAACTGTTCTCACATGCCTTCCAAGGTCCTGGTGGTTGGTACATTGAGAACTCTCTCACTACACTGAATCAAAAAGATCCTGTTAGTGAACTTAATCGTGAACTGTGGAACAGTGGTAGTGATAAGGATAAAGAAACTGTTCGCAAGCAAAAGCGTAAACTGTCCTTCTATGCAAACATCTATGTTGTAAAGGATCCTGCTAATCCTCAGAATGAGGGTAAAGTATTCCTCTACAAGTTTGGCAAGAAGATCTTTGATAAGATCATGGATGTGATGCAACCTGAGTTTGAGGATGAGACTCCTATCAATCCTTTTGACTTCTGGCAAGGTGCTAACTTCAAACTGAAGTTGGTGAAGAAGGATGGTTACTGGAACTATGATAAGTCTGAGTTTGATCGTCCCAGTGCGCTGCTGGATGATGATGATGCTCTGGAAGCACTGTGGAAGAAGCAGTATTCTCTGACTGCCATCACTGCTGCTGATCAATTCAAATCCTATGAGGATCTGAAGAAGCGTCTTGACTATGTTCTTGGTAACAAGTCTACTCGCATGGCAACTGTTGATGAGGAGACTGAGTATGATAGTTATGCTTCTACTGAAAGCAAGCGTGTGACTGAAGAGGAAGTCTTCCAGAAACTTGAGCAGAGTTATACTAAGTCGCAATCTGTTCCTGAAACTTCATCCAGTGATGATGATGAGGATGATGCACTGAGTTACTTCAGCAAACTTGCTGAGATGTGATGAAGTATAATCAGATCTGTCTTACTCTTCTGGTTGTTGCAGCATATATAAATCTAATCTTTAAGTGATTTCAAAATTCACTTTATAATCCAAAAAGGGGGCAGAAAATTTTCCTGGTGAAAATTGCCCCCTTTACTTTTTTTCTATTGATATAATCTGATATTTTCGCCCTTAATAAGATTATTACTGATGTATTGAGAACTTCCTGATTGATATATCATAGATCCATCCAACTCATCTGCTATTAAACTAGCAAATTCTGGTTTCAGTACAAAAATATTTCTTTTATTTTCTTCTTTTTTAGTTTCATATTGTAAGTTGGTGATGCCTTGAGTTACATTTACTGCAGTTACTTCAGACTGAGATCCATCATCAAAATATGTAATTGAGTAATTGGATGGAACTTCTAATCCTGCTGGTGATATCACCTCTCCTCTACTGTTTCTCACCTCTTTACTTACATAATGATGAATTGAATTGAGATTAGCATCAGTGATGTACTTTGTGTAAAGATATTTTTCAAATGATCTCTGACTCATTGGCCATTCATCTTGAAAATTAATAATATTGTTGCAGAGAAGAATCAACCAATCATAATATTGATCTTCATATATTTTGTATGCAACCTCATCAGGTCTTTCATTGCCAACAATTTGATATTTTGTAAAGTATGATAGATCTCTAATAATATTATTGTCTAATCTTCCTCTTTTGAAAATATTTTTCACTACAATAAACTCAGAGAGAGTTTTATTTTCTCTGAGCCTATTGACATATGTGAAGTTTGGAATATACCTAAAATAAGGTTTTGACATTTTTAATAACCCATATCGTTAGTGTCGTCATCATAATCACTTTGATATATTGGAGCAATTTCAGAAAATGACATTGAGATGCTATATTTTGTCATTGACCCATCATCTCTGTATGTCATATATGAACCATCTGGTGTATAGTTCACATTGAATTCTGTTAAAGCACAAGGTTTGAATTTATTTAGATATGGATGAGTATTTCCATTTGCAACACCACTCTTGATATTACCATTGTAAATGTACTTTAAGAGGAATATTTTTGGCGACCTTAAGAATGCATTTCCTGGTGTTTTTGATGGAGACATGTATTTTTTAAATGTCTTAATTATTTTCTTTATTTGATCAGATTCTTCCTTGAATCTTGGTGTCATATCAAATTGGAAATTGAACGTTCTCATTCTTGGACCATTGAATAACATTTCCATATTTGGGTTGATTACAGTTCCAGTTGCTCTTGTGGCAATGTTGTTATTTCCTACAAGATAACCAGCCATCAAAGCAGCAATAGTATTTTTATTTGCTACACCAATATCTGCAAATGTACCCATTGATTGAATTGCCTGGACAGCAAGATTTTTCATAGATTCAATGGCATTTCCACTACCAGCACTAGTAAAGTAATTAGTAAAGAGTTGTCCTCCCACAAGTTGAGCAATATTCAAACTGTCACTTCCCCAGTCAACACTATTTGAAGTTGATAAATTTGATTGCATGGGAAGAATTATAGTTGTAAAACTATCAGAATATTGTGCATATGCCTTTGTAAGGTCCTTATTTGATGTGATTTGTTCCAATTGTGCTTCTGCTTGTTGTTGTGCATTTGTGATTTGTGAATTTTGTCCAGGCAAAAAGACATTTGGATCCAGAGAAGAAATGTGATTTACTATCTGTATCTTAATATAATCATATCCAATTCCAAGCTCTTCACCAACAACATCCAGGTTTGCTAATGGATACCTAAGAATTGGAGAATTTTTAGGAGGAATTTGATTGGGATCTATTGTTGGGGGGAGTGGCTTTACTGGTTGGCTATCTGCTGCAGTAGTAGCAGGTGCTGGTGCATCTGCAGATCCTCCAGAACTTGTTGATCCCCCTGCGTCTACACTAGCACCAGAAGTAATCGTTTGATCTCCTGCAGTTGCTGCAGTGGTCGCAGCAGGTGCTGGTGCAGTAATTGGTGCTGTGGTCTTTTGTCCTTTTGAATTTGTAGATCCTCCTGTAGATGGATCAGTAACTTTAGGTATTCCTGCTGCTACATATGATTTTCTTTGTATGATAGCTGTTTGTTGACTAGAGTAGTTACTATTGGTATTGAGAATATTTGCTGCATCATTATTAGCTTCTGGAGCTATGGATAAGTAAAATATTTTATTAACATCTTTTTCTGAAAGATTTGTTTTATTTGCGTTGTTATAAAACTCTGTGAGTTTTTGAAGATTATCTACTTTCCACTTACCTTGTTTATCTCTGGATGCTAGTTGAATACTATAACCTGGCACCACATTTCCGAGAGAACCTATGGGAGAATCAAAAAGCTGTGTTACACTTCCATTAGCACCTTCAGTGTAAGTTCTTTGTGTGAACAATATATTTTTTATAGACTTTTTTGTTTTAACTTCCATCAGGTAGCGTTTTGTCCAGTTTAGTTATTTATCCTGAAATGTTGATACGGGATAGATCTCATATCATTCAACTCTAATGGATATACAAGATGCAAACTTCCAGAAACTTCTTCCCAAGTGTAGTTTCTAAAATCACTCCAGTGATAATTGATACCTCTGAATCCCCATCTGAATAATCCAACACAAGCAATCAGTGGATGCTGGTCATATTCAATTCTGGGTGTCTTAGGAGAATAAACAAAGGTATAATATCTACCAACAGTTGGGACTAACTCAGTAGTTTTCAAAGTATCCAACAATTCTATCATCATATCATCAGGATCTCTGAGACCAATGATATCATCTACTACGTTTTCTATTCTGTTTGTATCGCTTATTAGGTAGTCTTCTTGTTCCATATGACTTAATACCTAAGTCCTCTTCTGTTAGAATTTTGAATTCAATCATATTATCTTTACAGAATTCCCTGGCAAATTTCCATTTTGCCTGGTTCACTGCATAGGTTTTGCACTCATTAATATATGTCTTGGTAACTTTATCTGGTTTTTTAGGTTCAAGAGTTTGTCTTAAAGGTTTAATTTCAACAACATACTTTTTGATTTCACCATTCTGATGTTTTATTTTTACAAAACCATCAGGATAATATCTATGAACTCTATTGTCTACAGGTGAAACATATGGTATGCTGAACTCTTCGGATGCATACTCCAAAACATTATCATTTCTATCGCACCATCTTAGGAAATGTAATTCCCAACTACTTCTATAAACAATATTATTAGCATCACCCAAATATTTTTCAGGATATTGGGGATGAAACCTTCCCTGATGGTACTTGGAATCACGAGGCATGTCTTATACATAGTAATAGTAGTCCAAATTTATTTATAGATGCCTGCTCCACGTCCTAATGCCATTAAGACATCGCACTTGAAGAGCAGAATTCTGAATATTGCTCAGACATCTGTATATCAAGTAAAGTTACAACCACCTCCATCAGTAAGTGCATTCCTGTCTTCTAGGGGATTTAATTATGGACTTGATGGTGAGAATATGGAATTGTTGTGCAGTGAAACATCACTTCCAGGAACATTTTTGAGAACTCATACTGTAGAGAATGATTATCATGGTGTCACTGAAAAGATGGCATATAGACGTGATTATGATGATACCTTGAATATGACTTTCTATGTTGATAGAGGTTATAAAGTCATAGAATTTTTTGAAGGATGGATAGATTTTATTGCTGGTCAATATAATCCTAGAGCATTTAAATCTAGAGTTGCAAATTATAGATTCAATTATCCAGATACATACAGATCTGATATTTTCATTAGCAAATTTGAAAAGGATGTTTATGGTCCATCATTAGGATACACATTCATTGGTGCATTCCCAGTTAATATTACATCTATGCCAGTGTCATATGATGGTAGTGAGTTGCTAAAATGCAATGTTGGTATCTCATACATCAGATATATTAGAGATACTGGAGCAGTATTTCCACTTGATAGTGTTCCTGATATAAACCTTCAAGGATTGTTTAATGGTGGTCCTGGACCAGTGTATCAATCTGCAGGAGCAGGGCAAGATCAAGGTGTCACTAGAAGGTATCCTAGAGTTGGATATGATAGACCTGGCGCAAGACCATCATCTTTAAGTGGAGTTAGTGATCCTAGAGGTTCATACTACAGTGATAATGGTACAGTGAAACTCATTAGATCTAGTGGGGCATCATTTACCAATCCACAAACACCTGGATTCGGAAATGCTTAATAAATAGCATTATCTGAAGTCATTATTAGGATATTATGCCTTTACCAAAGATTGCTACCCCAACATATGAGTTGGTATTGCCTTCTACAAAAAAACCAATTAAGTATAGACCTTTCCTTGTAAAAGAAGAAAAATTGTTAGTTCTTGCACTTGAAAGTGAAGATACTAAGCAAATCACTACAGCAATCAAGACTGTTCTGAAAAACTGCATTGAGACCAAGGGTGTTAAAGTAGAAGAACTCCCTACTTTTGATATTGAATACCTCTTCCTCAACATCAGAGGTAAATCAGTTGGTGAAGAAGTAGAAGTTAATATTATTGCACCTGATGATGGAGAAACTGAAATACCCATTAAGATCTCCATTGATGAAATCCAGGTGACAGAAAATGAGGGACATGATAAGAGAATTAAACTTTCTGATGATTTGATGATGGAAATGAAGTATCCATCATTGAATCAATTCATTCAGAATAATTTTGATCTCAGTGGATCTTCAAACATGGATCAATCATTTGAATTGATTGCATCTTGTATTGATAAGATCTACAGTGAAGAAGAAGTTTGGTCAACTGCTGATGTCACTAAGAAAGAAGTGATTGAATTTCTTGAGCAGATGAACTCCATTCAATTCAAAGCAATTGAAAAATTCTTTGAAACCATGCCAAAACTTTCTTACGAGATTGAAGTCACTAATCCAAAAACTAAAGTTAATAGCACTGTAGTTCTGGAGGGATTATCCAGTTTTTTCGCATAGGCATGGTCCACATGGACCTAGAGAGTTACTTTAAACTCAACTTCGCCTTGATGCAGTATCATAAATACTCATTGACTGAGATAGAAAACATGATGCCTTGGGAGAGAGACATTTATGTTGCACTCCTTAAGCAGCATTTAGAGGAAGAAGAACTCAAGCATAAGCAAGCAAATGGACAGTAAAGTAGTCAGACTACTTAAAATATTTCAACATGAAACTGGAAAAGATATCTTATCCAATCTCGATGAAAAGCGCCTGTCTTTGCTAGAAGGTTTTTATGATTCCTTAACTGAAGATGAGCAAGATAAAATAGATGAAAAAATAATAAGTGGAGAGAGCAATGACTTTGCTGAAGTAGCAGAGGGAATGGCTTTTGGGATGATAGATGGTGAAGTAGCTTTCTCGAAACCCAAAACTGCTACTGCTACTGCTGAACCTCCATCTTCTTCTGCCCTTGCTGTTGTTCCAAAGGCAGAGAAAAGGGGTACAGATATTGTAGATGAGGATATAGATCCACTAATCCTTAGATTATTGGGATTTGATGATGTAATTGATATTGATTATGATACATATAAGACTCTTTTGCGAGAAAAAATGGCTGCTGGCAGAATGCCTGGCAGCCAAATGCCAACAGAGGAAATTGAGATACTCACTAATGAATTTAAAAGAGTAAAGGGAAAGACTGGTAGATTTAAAGTTAAAGCACAGAAGATTAAAGCTGAATCTTTTGTCGCAAAGAAAAAGGAACCAACAACTACTAAAGCAGTAAAGGCACTTCCAGGAGTTAAACAGGAGAAAAAGGTCCCTTTAATCAAACCTTCAGAAGACAAGAAGGATGAAGTTTCTGAGTCCATGAAAGTATTGGCCTCTAAAATTTCTGACGCCAATAATAATATAAAAAATATAGTTGATACTGATAAAAAGAAAAATAAAGTAGAAAAGAAGAAAGGAGAAAAAGATAGAGTATATGCTGATAAGACTAGAAAGGTAATAAGAGAGGAGGGAGCAGAAAGAGGAAGAATGGCATCTGGTTTGACCAATGCTCTTGCCTCTGCAATTGCACCAGTTAAAGGTGTTCTTGATGTCATTGGTGATTTCCTCAAGAGGTTCCTGATAGGAACTGCTATTATGGAATTGTTGAAATTCCTGGAAAATCCTCAAGCTTATATTAATGGGATAGTGAATTGGTTGAATGGAACCATTCAAAAAATAGAAGATGGTATAAAAGGAATTATTAAAGATAAAATAATAGCACCAATTAATACTGTTATTGGTGGTGTTAATGGTGGAATTAAAAGTATGGTGGAGCAGATTAATGGACTGATTGATAAAATACCAGGTAATTTTATTCCAAAAATGGATCTATCAAAGATGCAGATAGGGGCTATAGATCCTGGAATAATAGATGATATGATTAATCTTCCCAGAATACCCATGATGGGAACTGCACAACCAGCACAGCCATCAGGTCAAGCAGCATCATCTGGAGCACCACCTGCAGTAGGGACATCTCTTCCTGGACCTGCTGGACAAACCTTGGCAACTGGTGCAAAAGCATCTTGGTATAATCCTGGACTAGGTGGAATCAACTCTGGAACTGGTAGAGCAGATCCAAATGCTAGGACTTCTACTGGTGAGAGATATGATAAATCTAAATTCACAGCTGCAGCATTCCCATCTCTCATATCAAAACTCCCAAGAAGTATGACATATTCTGCACCAAATTTTCCTGGTGGCAGAACTTTAGCTAGAGGTCAAGCTTTCAATGTCTTGCTCACTGATTCAAAAACTGGAAAACAAGCAGTTGTGAGAATCAATGATGTTGGATCTGGTGTTGCTGGACAAGATCCAAAACGAATGATGGACTTTAGTGTTGCTACTAGAGACTACTTTGGTGCTGGTGGTGGACCATACACAATTCAAATGGCACCATCAGGTGCAAAACTTGGTCCAGTAACAAAGACTTCTGCTCCTGCAGCATCTGCACCAGGAGCTTCACCTACAGCAGCTGCTACTGCTGCACCTCCAGCACAAAACCAAGGGAAAATGGTTACATTTGGAGGTCAAACATTCTATCAAAAACCCGATGGATCTTTAACTCATCCATCAGCAGCACCTGCAAGTATCAAATCACAATCCACTACTCCATCAACAGCAATAGTAGTTACTGCAAAACCAACTGTTAGTACTCCCCAAGCTCCTGGTTCTACTGGATTGTCTCCATTGCCCATACCCATTTCAACAGATGGTCAGCAAAATCAGCAGACAAATGTTTCTACTGCAACACAAAAGACCATTCCTACATTCTCTGCATATGATAGAACAAACTCTAATTTTCTTGTGATCAAATCAATTTATAATCTTGTGGGGTAATAAGAAATGGTAAAGGGACTTCTAAAACCTGCAGATAGTAAAGGTAAACTGGTTAAGAAAATAAAAGTAGATAAGTTTGTATCAAAACCTCGTGAAGGAGATAGAAGAAGATCATCAATAGTAAAGTCTGAAGTATCATCTTTAGTTTCTAGACCATCATCCAAATTGGCACCCAAAGTTATTTTACCAAGTGTAAAGGAAACTAAAGTACCTAAAGGTAAAGTTAGTTTTGATTTTTTAAATGGTATTTTAGATTCTTTAGTGAAGAATACGAGTTCTCTTCTTAAAATTTCTAAGTCAGAGTATAAATCTGAATCCAAAAATGCAGAGGTAGAAAGAAGATCAGATCAATTGGAAAAAAAGAGGCAAAGAGAGGAAAGTGTAGAAACTAGAAGTAGATCTAGAGATGAAGGAAAGTCATTAAAGATAGCAGCTCCAAAACTCCCTTTATTTGATGGAGCCTTTGAATTTTTAAAAAAATTTGCTATAGGAACTGCAGTCATGCAAGTTCTAAGTATTCTCAGTGATCCTAAGAAGAAAGATTCTATTATTGGATTTTTGACTAATAATATGGAAGTCATTCTTCTTGGGATGGTTGGCATTATGGGTGCTCTTATTCTTGCACCCTTTACCCCATTACTTGGTGCCTTTGGTATTCTTTTTAATGTCACTGCTGCCCTTGTTGGATCTTTAGTTTCCTTACTTCTCAATCCAGTGGTTCTTCCTGCTGTTGGAATTGCAGTAGCTGCTTTGGCAGGTAGAGCAGCTTTTTATAAGTATGCACTGCCAAAGATTGCACCATTTGTCAATAATCTCATAACAGCAAATATAAAGAGAATGTATGGCGTAGGAAACTCCAAGAAAGGAGTTTTTATCACTAAATTGAGAGATCAATATGGAAGGATAGCAACAAAGGCAGATTATGATAAGATGACAGCAGATGAAAAGTCTACTGCACAATTCCTTTCAATGTATGATGATGAATTGCAAAATAGACAAAAAATAAATGATGCATTATATAATGAAAGAAAATCTTTATTTAAGAATCCTTCTAAGATAAAGAAGTTACAAGATGATCTATCCGAATCAGATCAAAAGATAAGGATGCTTGAAGATCAGATAGTGGTTCAGGGAATTAAGTTATTGGAACTTCAGGACTTATATGAAACTACTGGTGTACTTCCTGAAACTTCCTTGAGTAAGAGGCTATATCCATCAACAAAACAGAAAAAATTTGATGGACCATCATCAACGACAAAACCATCTTCAACATTCACTTTTCCTAATATTTTTGGGATGGGATCATCACTATTTGGTGGATCTTCTACTTCACAACCACAAACTACAGCAGTGTCACAACCAGCATCTTTATCAACAGGTATGGGGACAATGACTGGACTTCTCACTGGTCATGGAGGAGGAACTCCCTTCCACGTTGATACTAGATGGGCTAGAGATTTACCAATGGATATAGTTGTTCCAATGATTGATAGTATGGCAGCAATTCTTGCTGCTGAAGGTAGAGTTATGGAAATGGGAAGTGCAGGATCTGTTTCTGGTAAGAGATATCCTGTCAATGGAACTTTTGACGAAAAGAAAAGATTCTTAGAAAATGCTACTGCTGGTCACCATACGCAAAGAAGTATGGCAGCATTTGATTATTTCATACCAAAATCAGGAGAAACTAGATTTGGCAAAAGTGCAGAGTATGCAAATATCCCAGCACCAGCTCTACCTCCCGGATACAAAATTAGTTTCCATTCTGGAAGTGCTCAGAATGGAGGAGCTTTCTATCAAATTACTGATCAAAATGGCAAAGTAGTATTTAAGACTTTCCATGGAGATCCTAGTAGATCTACACTTTCTTTGATAGGTCAGAAGAATGTTCTTACTTCTACACCATCATCAATTGCACAATATGCTCCTTATGAACAACCAGCAGAAACTCCTGCTTTGATTCCTGTATCTACTCCAACACAAAATAATCAAAGGCAAATGGCATCAGCAACTGATACACCATTGCCAGCTCCAGTATCAGAATTTCAAGTGTTAAATACTTATTATAACTTCCAAGTTCTTGGATTTTTGTATAAACAAGGATAATGACAGCAACAAAAGATCCATTAGCAGAAATACCATTTGCAACTAATGCTGCAATAAGACCATCAACAATTCATCAGTTTGTTATAACAAACTCAGATGGATCTTTGAGTCTTGACATTAGCTCAGCTGTTGCTGATTTCTATTTTTATGAAAGTGTCTTATCTAACACTATTAGTGCCACTGTGATGATAGTTGATACTGGTTTTCTTTCTGGAAATCAGGGAGGAGAGACTGAATTAATTAATAGAATATCCACCAATGGAATAATTTCTAGTTTGAAATTAGTTGGTGGGGAAAGAGTGGATTTCAAAATAGAACACTCCAATCCAAAAATAAGAGGAGATAAAGCAATTCTAGAATATACAGGAGGAATGTATATTAATAGAATTAGAGAAATTAGCAATAACTCATTGAAAGATGTATTTGCATTGGATTTAGTTCCTGAAGAATTCATTTCCAATGAAAAGACTAGAGTGGTAGGAAGATATGATGGTAAAATATCAGATAATATAAGAAATATTCTTGGTGGAGTGCTGAAAACCACACTTCCTATTACAGTCAACAAAACTGCATCAACTTATAATTTTATTGGAAATGATAGGAAGCCATTTTATATTTGTACTTGGTTAGCAAGTAAATCCATTCCTGAGGGAAATGATAAAGACGGAAAACCAATGGTTGGTGGTGGAGCTGGTTATCTGTTCTATCAGACAAGAGACTCCTTTCAATTTCGTTCCTTAGATAGATTGATGTCTACAGAACCAAATGATACTATTAATAGCGATGAAAAGATTAGGAAATTTATATACAATAATACTGGAAAAAATGTAGATAATAATCAATATGATGAGGCAGATTCCAATATCTTAAATTATTCTTTTAATAGAACAGTTGATATAGGAAAAGAATTATCTCTTGGGACTTATAATAATAGATCTATATTTTTTGATCCTTTCTCTATGAATTATAGTGTTAAGATTTTTACATCAGATGATCAGAGAATTAATTATCTTGGATCAGATAGGAACATTCCAACAGTAAAAAATATAACAGATACACCAACAAGATTAATGAGTCATGTTTTGGATGTTGGTGTTATGCCAGATGGTACAGATAGTAATTCTCAACTGAGTGCATGGAAGCAAAGCTTAGTGGAAACCAACTTTGATGCACAAGATATTATGGTTCAATCTATTATGAGGTATAATCAACTATTTTCCATTCAATTGAATATCACCATCCCTGGTGACTTTAGCATAAGTGCTGGAGATAGAGTTGCTTGTAAATTTCAAGATCTTAGGCAGTCTGATGAAGAAAACAATCAACTTTCTGGAATATATATGGTGTCAAGTGTCTGTCATAAGGTAACATCTGAAGATACTTTTTCCAGCATAGATCTGGTTTCAGATAGTTTAGGTACAGTAAAAGCAAAACTTACTAACTCATTTTTAAACTAGGGCATAATCTATTATGATAGAACAAGGTTTATTTAAAAGGCATTTTGTAGGAAGAGATGGATTTATCTGGTGGATAGGACAGATTGCTCCTGCAAAGTCTTGGAAGAATAATATTCCTGCAAATCCTACTAATGAAAGTCCTGGATTTGGTGAAAGATATAAAGTTCGCATTATGGGTTATCATACTGCGAATCCAGAAGAATTAACTGATGATGCATTGCCATGGGCACAGGTGATGTATCCTGTGACTGCTGGTGGTGGTCCTGGAGGAGCATTTCAGTCAGCAAACCTCACACAAGGAACTTTTGTGTTTGGTTTCTTCATGGATGGCGAAGATGCCCAGCAGCCAGTAATTATGGGAACACTTGGTTATAATGACTATAACCAAGTAATGTCCAATGTTCCATCCACTAGATTCATACCTTTCAGTGGATATGAGCCACAAGATGGTATTTCAGTTACACAGATAAAAGCAAGTCCAGGAGGAGAAACAGCACCTCTTGATAACACTGGTGGAGGGACTAATAGAACTACTGTTACTGAAAGTGCTCAGGGATCAAATTCACAATCTGACTTTGCAAGTCAAGAACAGAAAAATGATTCTGCAAGAAAAAGAACAATAGCAACTACTGAAGATTGCAAGTCCAAGGTTGGAAAAATGCAGAAAGATATTCAAAATGCCATTCAGGATATTGAAAAGGCAAAGAAAGCAATTTATGGATATCAGTATGCTCTTGCCAAAAAAACAGCAGACTGGCAAGAATATATCAATAAGAAAGTTGACGAATATGCAGAATATATTACTAATGGTCTGAAATGGATTATTACTCAAATAGAAAAGGCAATTATCAAACAAATAAATGACAATACGAAAAAAGTATACAATACACTATTCCCAAATGAACAAGCAGATTTAAAAGAAAAAGTAGAGACTGCAAATGATCTAGTTGCCTGTTTAATCAAAAAGATCATTGCTGCGCTTTTCAATATAGTAAAAGACTTTCTTCTTGGCGCACTTGATAGAATAATCAACGTTGCAACTTGTCTTGTAGATAATTTCCTAGGAACACTATTCGCAGGAATTGCTGACTTGATTGATGGCGTAATGGGGCAGGCATTTGGTGCTATCAATGCTGCTCTAGGAGGAGTTGCATCCATTGCTGGAGGAGCACTTGATATTATTATTGATGTTCTTTCTTTCCTGAGTTGTGAAGAGAAACCAGAATGTGCTGAAGTAGATGCTTGGGACTTCTGGAGTGGTGCAGCAGAAAATGCTACTGCAGATCTTACTGGAATTATAGATAAAGTAACAAATTTTGCTGGTTCAGTTTCAGGTACAATCAATTCATCATTCAATGCAGACAATTTTGATTTCAATATAGACTTCAATTCTGTTTGGCAAGATGCAGTTGCTGGTGCAGGATCATGTTTCACTGGACCAAGAGCATGTGGTCCACCGACTGCACAATTCTTTGGTGGAGGAACAGGAGCTGCTTTTAACTTGATTGTAAGTGGTGGAGGTTCTGTAATTGGTGCAGATCTTGTTAATGCTGGAATCAATTATGTTGCAGGGAAATCCTTTGCTAAAGTCAATGATGATTGTGGGAAGGGATCTGGTGCAGTGATTAGACCAGTTTTTGGTGAGGTTATTGTTGGAGATGGTACAGATGGAACAACTGTAGACCCAACAGGAACACTTCCTCCTGGCACCAGAACTACAGGAATTGTTGGCATTGAAGTTCTTGAGGGTGGAACTGGATATCTGCCTACATTTGATGGTAGTCTTGGTGGAGATGGTAGAACCTGGGCAAATCCAGATGATAGCACTGTCAGACATGATGATGGAATTTATGAAGTTCCCATTCCTCCTGGAAATGTAGTCAATGTTGTTCCAGGAGATACCGTTACTGTTCCTTCAGGAACTAGTGTCATCACTGAATTAGGGGAACTGATAAATGGTGGTGCTCCTCATGAAGTTTTAATTGGAGGAAACTTTACTACACCAGAAAGACCTGTAACACCTCTGATTGGATCTTACCCAATCACAAGTCTTGGATCATATCCTGCTATCATGTATCTTTGTGCAGTTATTATCAATAATCCAGGAATCAATTATAGACCTGGAGATCAGATTGTTATTGAACCTAGCAATGGTGCAGAAGCAGTTCCAACATTTGACAATTTTGGTACTCTTACTGGAATTAAAGTTACTAAGGGTGGTGAAGGATTCACAGAACTTCCTGAAATATACATCCAAAGTGAAACTGGATTCAATGCAATCCTTACTCCAAGATTGTGTATAGATAGAATTGGAGAAGATGTTGAGAAACCAGTAACTGGTGATCTTGTCACAGTTATTGATTGCGTAGGAAAATTTAATGTCACAAACTAAAAACTATTATACAATTAGATATGGGAACAGAGATGGTGAAGTAAAGTTTGGTCATATTAACCAAGACAACACCCTATCTTCATTTTCCGTCAGAAGTGGTAAGGAACCACTTCACTATATTTCGATGGAAGCTACTGGGGAAGATCATCGTAAGCATGGAACTATTCTCAGGTCTCCAGGAAGTTGCCAAATATTAGCAGGAGATAATGTAGGTAAGGGAATACCTGGTGTTTACATTGATGCAATAAGCGGTGATCTTGTATTGAGAGCTCCAAAAGGAAGAGTAAGAATTGAAGGGATCAATATTGACATTATTGCAAGTGGATCCGATAATAAGAATGGAAACGTTACCATTGAAAGCAATGAGAAGGTTATAATTAAAGCACAAACAATAGATGTAAATGCAAAAGTATCTACCAAAATATTCTCAGAAAAAACTGTGGATTTGATTGGTAAAGCCATATTAAATATATACGGAGGTCTGATTGATTGTGCAGATGGTGCAACAGAAACTAATGGATCTAAAGTGAAATCAGATAATGAAGAGAAAAATAAAGGAGGATTATAATGAAAGTACCTGACCTATTTGTAGGAAAAAGATTTTTTCTTGGACTTGGAAAACCAGAACTTCTTGGTCGTGGACCATTGGAAGTTCGTGGTTCTGGATATGTAGAAGGACCACTGATTGTTGGGGATCCTAATGGTCAGTTTGATATCAAAACTGCAGCAAAGGATGGAGTTCCTGCAGGACCACAAAATGGAATTGCCAATGTAATGATTGGTCAGAATGAAAATTCTGAAATGAAACCCAAACCATTCTATGCATTGTTTGTTAAAACATATGCTAGGATTAAAGACTTTTTGAAAGTAGATAAACTATTGACAGTAGAGTTGATTAAGTCAAAGATTATCTACGCAGAAGTAATCATGGCAAAGACTAAAAACTTTGTCATCCCTCACCCAGATAAAAATGGAAAGAAATTGGTCTATGCTTGTCTTGAAGGTCCAGAGAATTCTGTTTACGTAAGAGGAAGACTTCTTAATAAGAATACAATTGATCTTCCTGATGTTTGGAGAAATCTTGTGGATGAAAGTTCTATTACAGTTTCTCTTACACCAATTGGATCTCATCAGGATTTGATGGTAAGAAGAGTTCAAGATAATCAAGTTGTGATTCAAGCAAAACCAGGACTTCCTATTAATTGCTACTATCATATTTTTGCAGAAAGAAAAGATGTTCCCAAGTTAGTAACGGAGATTGATGGATAATGGGATTTAAGTATAAAGAGTTTGGAACATTTACTGGTCCACTGGATAAGACTGGTGATTATTTTTATGAAAAAGCATCTAAGGAAGGATTTTGGCATGAAGATCTTCCAGAAGATCTCTCATTCAAACTTTCCGACATTGGTATAGTTTTTTATAAAGAACAGTCTGACTATGCATATTTCCATTTGTATGGAACATCAACTTCTCTTGTCACTTTAGAGAAGAATAGTGGTGATCTTCCAAACCTTCTTGCTAATATTCAAAATACAGTATTCAATGGCAAGATCATTGTAAATGATAAGATTGTTTGTAATGATATCATCACTGCTAATAGTGTTGTTGCTTGCAATGGTATAGTTAATCTTTCTGGTATTGGAAATGTTGAAGCATATTTGAAAAATCTAACAGCAACAAAATTAGATAAAAGTAATAAGGGATTTGATATTCCTCATCCAAATAAAGAAGGATATAGACTTAGACATATCTGTGTAGAAGGTCCAGAAGATGGTCCAATTTACTTCAGAGGAAAATTGGAAGGAAAAAATATTATTGAAATTCCGGATTATTGGAATGGATTAGTGGATTTTGAAACTTTAACTGTCAATTTAACTCCTATTGGTTCATACCAAGAATTATTTGTAGAATCAATTCAATGGAATAAAAATATTGTGATTAAAAACAGAGAAGGTGGTCCAATTAATTGCTACTATCAAGTATGGGCTGCAAGAAAATATGATGACAAATTGCAGGTAGAATATTTGGGAGAAACACCAAAAGACTACCCGGGAGATAATAGTAGATTCTCCATTGCTGGTTATGACTACGATAGGAGGTAAATGATATGTCTACATTATCAACAATAGGAAATTATATTGTTACTGGATTAACATCTGAAAGTCAGAATAGAACTGAAGATACCAATGTTCTTTCTAATCCTATTGGAATTGCATCTACAGCAGCAAATTATTACCAGATAGTTGCAAAGGAACTTGATGAAGAAGTGATTGCTGCAATTCAATCTCAGGTTGACTTAATCAATCAAAAGAAATCTGAGATTGTTGGGTTGTGTCAACTTGCATTAGGAGCATTTGTTCCTGGTCTCTGTCTTCCAAATTGTAGTTTGGCATCAGATACAGGAGATATTGATAGCAACATTGATTCAGATAAGGGCACAATTCCTGCCAATGCTGGTGTTGGAGGAACTCCTACTCCTGCTATTGCATATGGAAATGTCAGAGGAGATTATGTCAGAATTCAAAGGTATCCTAGATTGGAGAGAAGAGAAGCTCCTGATGATAATCCATTGAAAAATATGAAGTTTCCAATTTTAACAACTGGAAATGCAGGTCAGGGTAAAAAAAATGTCTTCTTTAGAAATTCCAGATGGAATGATGAATATGTCACATATTATGTGAGTGATGATGAGGGGAATTGGAGCACTGAAGGATGGGATGGTGGAGATACTTTAGGTAGATATTATGAAATCACTGGACCTGGAACTGGAGTTATCACAATTTTTGGATCTGTTGATAGTGTCAATGGAATCTTTACTCCTAATCCAGAATATGATAGTGTATTGAGCACATTTACTGGTATTCAGACAGGTAGCTGGGATGTAGATGGTCCAACTGCACCAATAAGCATTAGTTGGAATCCATCAACAAATCAATTAACTCCAACAATATCATTCTTCCCCATTGTTGGGGGAAGTGGAGTTCTTTCTATTGCATCAACACAAAGTTGCAACACTCTTGCCAGTCAAATAGATGCCTTAGAAGCAGAAATAACCAGTTTAAGATCTGGTATTGGAACATGGTTTGATGGTGCAAATGCAACTAAGGAGAGAAAACACTCTCAGCAATTAAGAATCTGGTCATATGAAAGGATCAAGATTAGAAATGATGAAGAGCAAGTTGGTATTACTACAGCAATCAGTGCAACACAAACAGTTGATCCAGAGCTTCCAGATTATCCAGGTAGCACTATTGATACAGAGAAGATTACTATTGATAGCACTAATGTCACCATTGACCTTAACTAATAAATACAATCAAGGAGTTTAATAAACATGGCAAAGCAGACACTTAATGTTGGTTCTAGTCCTAATGACGGAACTGGTGATACTCTGAGAGTAGCCAGTACAAAGACCAATGACAATTTTGATGAAATCTACAGTACTTTTGGTAATGGCACCACTTTAAGTGGTACAGTTGCAAATGCTACTTATGCAGCAACTGCAGGAATTGCAACTCTTGCACAAGGTCTTTCTGGGGGACCAAACCTCAGTGTTGGCATTGTAACTGCCAATGGATTCATTAGTTCTGGACTCACTACTGCTGTAAGTATCACTTGGTCAGGAACCACTCTTTCCTTTAGTGTTGCTGGTGTTGGCACTGCAACACTGACACTTACATAAGTGGCACTCTTCCCTTGACTCTGCCCTGAGTCTGCCCTATAATAAAAAGGTATTCAACACAACACCAATGGGTTACAGCAGAGAAGACTTTATCGTTGATGATGAAGATGAGGAATGGATTACTAGGTGTGTTGTTGATCCCCTCAAAAAGATGTTCTATCTTTACTCCAATGAGGGTGATGAAAAAGTTGTGGACTGTGATACAATAGAGCAGTTCATGAATGTTCTTGAGGTCATTCGTGCAGTAATGCCTGAAGACATTGTACATTATGCCAACCCATTTTAATAGGTATGCGACCTGAAACAAGAGAATCAATGGAGATGCTGTTTGCAGCAAAATGGAATGTTCCTAAAGCAGCAGCAAATTGTGGTCTAACTTGGAAAGAGATGAAGATTACATTTAATGAATACTGTCGTCTCAATCCTCCTACTTATGTGCTAGAATCTAGTG